CCAGGCGCCGAAGCGCTGGTTGATCAGGCGGTCGAAGGTGTCCTGGTCGATCCGGCGCAGGAGCGGCAGCACGGGCTCGATCTCGCCGTAGGTGTTCCCCTCCAGGTCGGAACGGTTGACACACCGTGCGACCGGGGTGACCGGCATGTCGTGCGGCTCGGTCTCTCTGTACTCCCACTGATCCTTGTCGGAGCCGTCTCCGTCTTCCTTGTAGATCCAGGTGTGAATACCAGTCTGATCCCAGAACTTCACGTCCCAGCCAACCTGCTGACGGCCGACGTTCGGGGTGTCCTCGTAGCGCTTGGTGCCCTCGATCGCGAAGATGGGCCACTCGTCGTCTTCGAGGTCGTAGAACGCCGACATGCGCTCCATCGACTTGCCGGTCATCTTCGGAACGTCGCCGCCGCCGATGGGGTCCTTTCCCTTGAGCACGACGCCGTACGCGGAGCCCGCGCCGATGGCGGCTCGGTGGATCGGGATCTGCTTGAGCGACCAGCGGTTGCGCTCCATCGACTCGTACGCCGGGATCATTCCCTTGACTCCCGGGCGAGTGATGCCTTCCATGTACGCCGTCTGGGCGAGCGTGGTGACGATCAGGCCGCCGAAGTTGTTCGGGGAGAGGCCGCGAAGGTTCTCGTACTCCTGGTTCGGCGCCCGCTCCGGCGAGAAGGGGCGGCCGTAGGCGCGGTCGTCTTCGTCGAGGTGCTCCTCGGAATAGTCGTACTGTCGGCCCTCGGTCCAGGAGTTGACGACGAGGCACTCCTTGCGAGACTTCAGGAAGTCCCTGAAGTAGAAGGCCAACTTCTCCTTCATGGCCCCCTGGACCTTCGGCTCTACCGACGCCATTGAGACCTCCGAATATGCGCTGAGTACGACGTCACTAGGGTACAGCAAAAGCGATCCCCGACCGTGTAAACAGCCGGGGATCGCTCTACCTTGGGGGGCTTGACCAGCCTACACCGGCCGCGTGATCCGGAAGTGGACCACGATCGGACGGTGGTCGGTGTGGAAGTCTCCGGAGACCCGGTGGGCGCTCTCGACCCGACCAGTCCAGCCCGGAGGCAGGAACAGGAACGCCTGCATCATCTTGTCGAGCGCCGGAACGTCGCCAGCCGGTGCCCACTCGGCGGCGGGCCTGAGCCCGAGCCAGCGCGCAATGTCGACCAGCGAGCCCTGGTTCATGTCGCCACCGAGGATGGCGGCCGACTTCAGGTCGATGGTCTGGTTCTCGATGATGTCCGCGAGTCCGACGAACATCTTCTTGGCCATGGCGCTCGTCTGGGCGTACTTGGCGTACTTCGAGTTGTTCCAGCCGCGCGGGAGCATCGTGCAGTCGAAGACGACTCGGGTCTTGCCCGGCGTGGTCTGACCCCGGCGCAGGACGCCCCGGTTCGGCGAGACCCCGGAGATGCCACCGGCCAACAGGGTGTACTTCGACCCCGAGTTGACCCACTTGTTGTTCCTGGTGGCCACGACCAGGCCGGAGGCGTTGTCGCGGGCGATGGAGTAGCCGTACTTCGAGGCCACCGCGTTCAGCGCGCTGGCGTACGAGCGGTGATACTCGTTGAGGTAGACCGCCTGGGCGCCGGAGAGCCGGGCCGCCGAGAAGGTCTTCTCGTAGTCCGAGCGGGCGTACGCCAACGTCATGAGCGGGTTGCTCTTGACGTTGGCGATGACCACGGTGGCGTCCGAGGTGAAGGTGCGCGGCTTGACGACGGCGCCGCCCTTGATCCGGAGCACCTCGTTGCGCACCATGCCCATGAACCGGTCCCAGGGGAAGTCCCGGGGGTCGGTGTGGCTGGTGTTGCCGAAGGCCCGGCGGCTGTCGTCGTGGCTGTAGATGCCGTGCTTGCCGCGCAACTTCAGCGCGGTGATCGATGGGCGCTTCACGGCGATGCCGTACGCCAGCGCCAGTTCGGCCACCAGCCGGGCGCCACGCTTCAGGATCATCTCCGAGTCGGCGTCATCCCAGCGACGCGCGGATCCGGTCTGCTCGTCGCAGAACTCGACGCCGATGGTGTTCGAGTTGGATCCGCAGTGGTAGGCGATGGTGTGGTCGCCGACGCACTGGATGACTTCCTTCGGGTCGACGACGTAGTGGCAGGAGGTCTTGGGCGAGGTCGGGCCCGCCCACCACCTGGCGATGTTGCGAGCGGTGCCAGGGTTGTCCGAGGACACCGTGCCGTGCAGCACGATGGCCTTGGGGGTCTGGGAGCCGCCCTTGTAGCGAGCGCCGATGAACGGCGGCGACGGGGGTGCGTATGTGGGCACAGGGTCTCCTGGTGTAAACGGTCTGGTTCCCCACTAGCGTACCGTCACCAGATCTCGCCTGCGTCCTCTTCTTCCTCATCCGGGGTCGCATTCAGCACGGCGCGGCGCAGTAGGCGGGCGCCGACGAGACAGACGGCGGCGTCGATCTTGCGGGCCGACTCTCGGTGCTCCTTGGCCAGCGAGGTGCCGAAGCCGCGCTGGTCGGCGTACCCAACGGCGTTGTTCAGGTGGTTGACCAGTACCGGGTGGCCGTCGATCTGGAAGGTGGGCGCGTACTCCTCGACGTCGTTGAGCGCCTGGAAGTCCTCGACGGTCTGCTCGGCCGACTTGATGAAGGCCTTCAGATTCTGGACCAGCGACATGTCGAAGTTGATCGCGTGGGTGTTGATGCCCGACTTGACCGGCCAGTACATCTTGTCGAGCCGGTCCTTGTAGGTGTTCATCCAGGCGTCGAAGTAGGGCATCCAGTAGGAGACCTCGATCTCCTCGTCCTTGGTGTGCGATGGGTCACCCCAGAAGGCGACGATGTTGAAGCGCGCGAACGCCATCTTCACCCGCTCGTTGACGGCGGCGCGCGGGACCAGCCATCCCTTGCCTCGCTCACCGTCGGGCTTCTGCCAGACGCCGATCAGGAAGCAGTAGCCGTCGGAGAGGCGGCAGCCCACCAGGGCCGTAGAGTCGTCCGACTTCGAGCCGTCGAAGAAGAGGACGATCTGTTCCTCGGGGTGGACGATCCAGCCCGCTTCGAGCACGGCCAGTTCGCTGGAGGCGCCGCGCTGGCGGTTCTCCTTCGCCATCGAGTGGATGGCGGCCGTCACGGCCGCCGGGTCGACCCAGGACTCCTCGGAGGCGACGATCTGGTTGTAGAAGAAGCGCCGGGACTCCGACATCTTGTTCTCGGGCGAGAGGATGAAGTTCGTGAGCGACTCGATCTCCAGCCACCACGAGCCCCCTCGAACCGCCTCCAGCACCCGGCCGATGTAGCGCCGGACCAGCATGTGCTTGATCTCCCGGGGGATCTCCGGCCCGTCGTAGTCCTTCTCCTCGTCGGGGAAGCGCGGTCGCATCCGGGCATCGCGGGGAGCCTCCAGGGAGTCGTACGCCACGCCCGTGTTGACGCCGCTGGCCTGCTCCTTCTCCCAGGACTCGCGAACCAGCCGCCCGGCCGAGTCCTCGTTCGGGTTGTAGGCGTTGGTGATCCACAGGACTCGCGCGCCGCCGCCCTTGGCCTTGGTCAGGTTTCGGACGATCGCCTTGCGCATCTCCAGACCGGAGTTGTTCGTCACCCACTGGTGCGGCTCGTTGCCGATAACCAGCGTCGGCCGGTTGCCCTCCAGCGCTCGCGGGGAGGAGGTCACCGCCTCGATCTGCTTCTGCCCGGCGTAGGCGTAGATGACCTCCTTTCCGATGTCGATGGAGTGCTCGCGCTTGCAGTCGTCGCTGAACAGCGAGAGGAACAGCAACATGGTGTTCTTCGTCTGCTTCAGGCTGACGGCCGCCGTCTGAATCCATGCGCGCGGGTGCGGGCCCGCGACCGGGTCTCCGCGCAGCAGGCCTCGGTCCTCCATGTCGACGTTCGCCCAGCCGAGGAAGCGGCAGGGGCCGACGAACTCGATGGCCGCGATGACGGACGCCATCGGATCCTTGCCCCAGCCCTTAAGTCGTTGCCATGTCACCTGTCGCTGGATGAACTTGCCGCGCTCGTCGATGGCATAGAACCAGAGCACCATGCGGACCTGCTCCGGAGTCGGCTTGAACGGCAGGCGCTTGCCGTCCTCGTCCAGTTCCTCGCCAAGGAGGTTCTCCCGGGCCCATTTCAGGGCCTGATAGCCGAGGGTGAAGTACGGGAGGATGTAGCCCTCGGGGTCGCGGGGACCCTCCCAGTAGGGGTTCTTGTCCCAGACCGGCCCGGTCACCTCCGGGGTGACGTGCCAGTCGACGTTCCCCTCGACCCAGTCCGCCAGGGTCGGGTGCCCGATCGTGTAAACGCCCGGCTCGCTGAAGTCCTGCTCGATGGCCTCGCGCTCGATCGTCGCTGTCACTTGAACAGTTCCTCGCGGCTGGCCACGATCTCCTTCGGGGTGTTCTTCTTCCCTTCAAGCGCGGCGTCGATCTGGTTCTGCCGGGACAGTTCGAGGCGCAGTTTCCGCCGGTCGGCCTCGTTCAGCAGGAGTGCCGTGAAGGCCTTCTGGTAGGCCGAGAAACTCGCGCCCTTCAGCGGGATCGTGTCCTTGATGACCTCGCCGGTCTCTGTGATGCCGACGACCTGCGGATTGAGGTCGCGGCTGATCGACTCGCACGTCAGGAAAGCGACCGCCCAGTCGGACGGCTCATAGAACATCGACTGGCCGGACTTGAGGATCGAGTCCCACAGCATCCGGGCGATCGGATGCCAGGTCGGGTCGGGCGCGGGCACGACGACCTCGGCCAGGATCTCGGCCTGCTGGTCGATGACCACGGCCTCGACGGTCTCTTCGTAGGGACGTCCGCTCGCGTCAGTCTTGTTTCGACGACGGCGCTCCTCAGTGCGCTTCGGCGGCGGCCCGTTACCGGGCACTCCCCTTACTCCTCTTCGTGCTGGGCGGCGTGCGCCTCGACGTCGTCGGGCTCGACGAGTTCACCGCACTTCTTGCAGCGGCGGCGTCGGCGCTGGACCGGCTTCTCAGCACTTTCAGCGTCTTCGCCAGACTCCGGCGTTCCGGTCGGGTCATCCGTCTCCTCGGGCTCGGTGGGCCAGGGATCGCCGCCGAGGGCGACATCGAGTCGCTCGGCGGTGGCGGCGATGTCGTTCGCGATCTCATCCACGCGCTCATCGGCCATCTTCTCGACGAGGGCGTCCCGCTCGCCGGTCGGCTCGATGCTGCTGTCCACGACGCCGATGTCTGGAGCCGTCTCGACCTCGCGGGTCGACTCCTTCTCTACTTCGGCCTCATGGTCGATGACCTCGATCCCCCGCTTGAACCGCAGGCGGGAGTTGATCGAGTGGATCGCGTGATTCTTCTTCCAGCCGGGGGCCAGATGAAGGGTGTACCCGTATCCCGCCAGGCCGCCTGCACTGGAGACGACACGCACGGTGTTCGGGTGGAGTTCCAGGACCTCACGAGCGAATCGGATGGCACCGCTGTAGTCCTTGGCGATGATCCTCGGGGCTGACATGAGTCCTCCTGGGGGTTCGGGCTCCGGACCTTACCGGCGCTCATCGCCAGATTAGCATGTACGAGTCACAGCCGGTTGAACTCGACCAGATGACTGGTCAATGGATCCGAGGGATTGATCAGGCGGCCCCCGCGCGAGTCGGCCACCCACACGATGCCTCGATCCTCCGTCGTGCGGATGAGGCGACCAATGCCCTGGACGGCGCGGACCGTCATCATGTCCTGGTAGCGAGGCATCGACTGGGCCATGATCGCGTCGTTGGCGGGCGAGCGCGGCGGATAGGGCAGTTTCCAGAGCACTACGAGGCGCAGCGCGTCCCCGGCGACGTCGAAGCCGGTGGCGAAGGTCTCCGAGCCGAAGAGGACAGCGTTCCCGTCCTCTCGGAAGATCCGGGCCAGTTCACGCTTGTCGGCGCCCTCCTCTTGCTTGAGAACCGTCAGCCCCATCTCCTCCAGGACCGGCTTCAACCGCGTGTACACGCGCTCCAGGTCGGTGAAGGCCGAGAACAGCAGTAGCGCACCGCCCTTCGAGCGCGTCAACATGTCCTCGACCTCCTTGACGCGGAAGTCGAAGTTCCAGTCGGCCTGGGCATCCTTCCAGGCGCCGGAGTACGTCGAGAAGCCGATCCAGGCCTGCTCCGCGTAGTTGAAGGGGTGCCCGACGTCCACGAAAGGTGCCCCGACGACGCCCAGGGTGGCCGCCATCGACTTGGGCACCGTGGCGGAGACCAGGCCGAAGCGGCGAGCAGTCAGGATCCGGTTGGCCGTCCCGGCGACGTTGATCCGGTCCGTCTTCAGGCTGCCGTCCTCGAAGTACATGACGACCGAGGGGTCTGGCTCCTTCAGGTAGCCGAGGGTCCGGGCGGCGGCGTCGCGAACCTCGCCGGTCTTCTTGCTGATCTGGATCTGGGGCAGGTTGTGAGCGATCTGCTCCAGCGCCGGAATTACGGCGGGCGGGAGCATCGCCAGGTCGAGCACGCCGGGCTTCTGCCGCTCGATCCACTCGCCGAGGTTGTAGGCGGCCGTCTCGCCCTCGGTGTCGCCGGTCTTGAAGCGCTTCAGGTCCATGTGCCAGAGCGATCGGCTGTACCAGTCGCGAATCTTCGGCTCCAGCATGTGGGCCTCGTCCACGAACAGGACCGAGTCAGGGTCCATCGAGAGCGGGTGGATCCGGTTCTCGGTGACGATTCCCGCCAGGATCAGGTCGTTGACCATCAGCATCGCGGTATTGGTGACGATGACGTCGGCCTCCATCGCGGCCTGGCGCGCGGCCCGGTAGTCGCAGCGGTAGTCGTTCTCAAACCAGCCCAGCGCCGTGCAGCCCGCGTCCTGGCCGCCGCAGCCGCCGGGATAGGGCTCGCCCATCACGTAGAGCGACTCGGTCATCTCGCAGTGGTAGTGGTCGGCGCCGCGCAGTTCGGCGTACGCCACGCTCGGGAAGGCATCCTTGGCGGCCGGAAGGTCGGAGTTGACGTACTGGTCCATCAGGGCCAGCGTCGGCGTCACGATGATCGACTGCTGGCCGTTCTCGCGGTTCAGGTGGGTCGCGGCGGCCAGGATCGCCAGCGACTTGCCGACGCCGGTCCCGGCCTGCGAGATGACGCCCGCGTTGGTGGCCTTGGTCAGGTGCTCGTAGAGAGCGACCTGCTCCTTGCGGGGCTCGAAGCCTCGGGCGGCAAGGATCTTGTCGAGCGCTGTCGGCTCGGTCACGGTGACCTCCTAGGGTCGGGTTGGTGTGGTCAGAAGATCGAGCGGTTCAGCGGGTCGAGCACCGAGAGCATGTAGCCACGGGGGCCGGTCCCCTGGACCTGGATCGCCTTCTGGTTGAGGCGCTTGCCCAGTTGATGTGCGAACTGGCGCTGAGACATCGAGAAGTCGGCGGCGTTGATCTTCTTGCACCAGGTGACGAACTCGCCATAGAGCACGCCCGTCGCGGTCCAAGAACTTCCGACCATGGTGTAGCCAGACTCCAGCCAATGCTTCAGGCTGTCCATCTCGTCGAAGTGGTCGTCATTCTCCGAAACTCCTTGGTCGTCTCGAATCTCGGGCGGCCACCCACCCGCAGCGCGGTAGGCCTGGATCGCCTTGGCCAGAACAGCGGGTCCCTCGCTGACGATCATCGCCCGAACGAACGACTCCACTGAGTCCCACTCGCCGGAAGCCAGCCCGTCCATGCGGACGATGTCGAACCGGCGCCGGATGCCCGGGTCATAGGAGGCGACACGGGGGAGTTCGTTCGCCGTGATGAGCAGGTTGGCCTGGGCCGGGAAGGTGAACCGCTTCTGATTCAGGAAGCGGGCGCTCAGGTCGCCGCCGCCGGAGACGTTCTTCAGCAACTGGGCCGACAACTGCTTCGACTCGGGCAACTCGTCGACCAGGACCAGGCGGCGGCCCCGGAGTTCGGCCTTCCACTCCTCGTGACCGTGCTGGCCCTTCTCCAACTTGGTGGACTCCAGGGTGTAGGCGTATCCGCCGAGGAGGGTTGCGTACGCCGTGGTGATCGAGGTCTTACCGGTGCCGCCGGTGCCGTGCCACATCGCGATCTTCTCGCGTACGGCGCGGCCGGTCATCGACGCACCCAACTGGGCCAGGACGCGGTTCTTCCGCTTGGAGTCCTCGCCGAACTGAGACTTGAGCCAGGTGTCCAGCATGGGGGTCGGGCCGTCGGCGGGGACCACCTTGGTGACGTGCGTCCAGATAGCGCCCGGCTTCTCGACTGGCTCCTCGCCGAGGCCGATCCAGAACTCCCCCTCGGGAGTGTTGAGCCAGTCGGCGGCCGAGATCGGGTTAATGTCGGCGTCGTCCACGCGCGGGAGTTCGTCCAGGACGCGCTTCACCCACCGCGACTGGCCCGGCAGCGAGCCGAGGTTCTCCAGTTCGGTGAACGTCATCGTGGCGGGGTCGTAGTGCATCGGCAGGCAGATCTTGGTCCGGCCGACCACCAGGGAGAGGATCGACTCCGAGGGGATCATCGTGTAAACGTGCTTCTCCTTGCGGAGCAGCGAGCCGTCATTAGTCCGGATGAACTCCTTCTCCAGCACCTTGGCGGCCTTCGCTACGGCCTGGAGCAGGTGCTCGACCTTGTCCAGGTGGGCGCCGGGGAGTTCGATCCCGGCGATGTAGGCGATGTCGGTCCAGATGCGGTAGGGCGGCTTCACCTTCGTCAGGAGGTAGGTGGCCCACCCGGCCTGGGCATTGAGGCAGGCCTCCAGGCGCCTCTTGGCCTTGTCGAGTTTCTTCTCGGCCGCCTCGGTGTCCTTGTCGTCGAACTTGGCCTGGGCCTTCTCGACGTCCTCCTTGGCGCGGGCGACTTCGGCCTCCAGGGCCTCCATCACCTCGTCGGTGTCGATCGACTGGTTGATCTGGACCGTCTCCGGGATCACTTCACCCCGGGCCAGCATGTGCAGCCCGGGGTCGTTAAAACCCAGGATGTCGTTGAGGTCCTCCTCGACGCTCGCGCCCAGCGGCTCCTCGAAGCCAGCGCGGAGTGCCCCGAGCATCGTGGTCTTCTGGGCCGGGTCGAAGGGGTAGCGGCCGTTCGCCTTGCAGGCCTCGACGACCAGTTCGACGGCGCGCTCCTTGGACAAGATGCCGGAGGCGCACAGGCCGCCGATGATGAAGCAGGAGCGGTTCAGGACCGAGTGCTTCTCCCCGTCGACGGCGCCGATCAAGTCTCCGAGCGCGTTCTTCAGCCGGACGTCGTCCTCGTTGATGTTGATCTCGACGGCGGCGTCGATGGTCGAGGTGGCCTTCTTCTTGCTGGCCGCCTTCTCGTCCTGCCAGCGGCACAGAGCCTCGAACAGCCAGTCCGGCATCGGCTGGACCTCGGCCTCCTTGTCCTTCAACCGGTAGCCGGTCCCGTCCGAGCACTCCGACGGGGGCGCGAACACGATCCGGCCATTGGCTCGGAGGTCGACGGCGCCCATCTTGACGTTGTCAACCATGTGGGCGGCCAGCCCGACGTCGTTCTTCGTGAACCGCTCCATGCGGTCGTCCCACGCGAAGCCGTAGTGTGACCCGAAGGACCGGGTCTCGACCTCCCAGGTTTCGGGGTCCCCGTGTTCGGCGAGGAGCGCATCCCAGGCCGGGCACTCTCCATCGATGTCAACGAACATGACGCCCGAGATCTTGCCCGTGCGTACGCCGATGGCAGTGGCCTGCGTCGACTTGCCGCGCCGAATCGGCATGTCGGCAGTCGCTGTCTCCCAGGGCTCGACGTCCTTCAGTTCCTTCTTGCCCTGACCGTTGATCGCGATCTCGCCGATGTAAACGGTGGGCCAGCCCAGAGACTGATAGAACTCGGCCGCTCCCTCAATGCGGGTCAGTTCCATGGTGGTGTTGCTCTCCTTCTGGCCTTGCATCCGGGGGTTCAGTGACTCAAGAAGGAGCCCGAGGAGGGTGTCTTCACCACCTTGGCTATCCGGCCACTAGGGAGACGATACTCCCAGACTGCTCCCTGCATGGTCCGGTAGGAGGACCCGGCCTGGATGTCTGGCGGCGGGGCCTTGACGTCTCCGGAGTTGAGATCCGAGACGATGCCGCGAAGGCGCTCGATGACCGGCTCGTCGGCCACGAACTGGTTCACCAGATCGCTCATCGAGGCACCCTGAGAGATCGCAAAGAGGTGGAAGTCGCGGTGCTGGTCGACCGGCACGTTGACGTTGAGTCGCTTCGTTGTCATGGGATCGACCCTAGCACACGCTGACCATCTACTCACTGTTGTCGGAGTGTGCCGTCCCATCCCCTCGCCGTGCCGAGAGGCGGCCTCGGGGTTACGAAAGATGCGACAGAAGAGTGAAAGTTGCATTTTGCCTGGTCAGCCCTTACTTTCTTTCACATCTTTCACATCTTCACATTTTTTAGAAGAGTAGAGATATAAGAGAATAATAAGGGATGAGTAAGGATATATGAGTACGTAGTTTTTTTCGTCTATAGAGACCGGGGTAAGGAAAGTGGTGTGAATCCGAACTTGCGACTGGAGCGGAGCGTGTCGCCCGGAAGTCCTAGTGGCGCTCGGAGGTAGGCTCCTCGGCGTGAACATCTCTGACATCGTCGGAGGCGCGTTGATGGCCATCGGGCTCCTCACCGTGCTGATCCTGCTTGGTGTCGTCCTGGTGGCGATGGCCAAGAACCTCCCGCTCGCTAAGGCCGAGGGACCACTCGGTCTGAACCTCCTCAGGCAGCAGCGCCTCTACACCTCCTACCGGGAGTGGCTGAAGGCGAACCGCTCGGGAGACCACCTCACGTTCGACCAGTGGAAAGAGGCCAACGGAAAATGAACCAGTACACCTGGAATGCAGCCCCGCGCGGCAAGGGCATGCTCAAGATCGTCACCTACGGGGACAACCACGACGAGGCCCAGGCCCGCGCCAAGGTGATCGTGCGCGACGTCTGGAAGGCCGTCTTCGAGCAGAGCCCCGAGCACGAGATCGTCGGCAACCTGGTCAAGGTCGAGGAGGGCGCCTTCGGCCCGGTGATCAACTACGAGCCGCAGTTCGTGGGATCGATCGCTCGGCCCGAGGACATCGCCCAGGACATCGCGCGAGCCGCCAAGGAGGTGCCCCGTAATGTCCGCTGACCCGAAGAAGCCCGTCATCGACGAGGTCGTCATCGCGATCAACAACGCCCTCGGCGTCAGCGAGCGCGACGAGAGGGCCTCCAAGCAACTGGCCCACTTTCTCAAGTGGTACGCCTCGGACGCCGCCCGAGCACCCCTGCCCGTCGCCGTCACCCTGACCGGCACGCTGGCCTTCGATGAACTCGACAACATGTCGCTCACCCTGCCCGGCGGCGTGCAGATCGACCTCGGGGAGGTCACCCAGAACACCGAGGGCGTCACGATCAAGGGCCTCGGCTGA